GTTGTAGGCGAGTAAGCGAGAGACCCCGTAGGGGCGAGCATGAACGAAGTGAAATGCGAGTGGTCGGGGATAACCACGGTAAAAACCCCGAATAGGAGATATTATGACAAAAGAAAGAATAGAAGAATTAAGACAGGATATTGCTGGAAACGAGCTGTTAGAGTTCATTCCGAATAATTTAGGCATCAGTTTATGCGTAGTTGAAGATATCATTATCAACAAGCAGGAAGACGGGCAACAGCTGAAGGATATAGCAATAACATTCATTCCCACGGCTGAATGTTCCTTAGATGAACAAAGCGAGATGTAAGATACATTGATATTTGTTAGGAGAGATTATGGCAACTAGACAGGAATTTGTGCAGGGCGTGGAAGCGATATGTTACTAAGAGACTTCACCGTTCCAGAATTGGAGCGATTCAGAGAGCTTTGTAATTTTACCGATGACGAATTGACTTTAATGTTGAAATAGTGTATAGTATCTACAAGGAAGTACTATACACTATGAATGATTATAAAGTCTATGTTCACATCACGCCTAACGGTAAATTATACTTTGGGATTACCCACATGAAACCTGAACACCGTTGGTTAAGTACTGGAAAAGGCTATCAACGATGCACTCTTTTTTGGAAAGCAATTCAGAAGTATGGTTGGGATAATATTCAACATATCGTGTTAATCGACAATCTTTCAAAAGAAATTGCTTGCGAGTGTGAAAAATATCTAATCGCGAAATACAAAAGCAATCAAGCCGAGTTTGGGTATAATAATTCATTGGGCGGCGAAAGTGGTAGTTGTGGTTATGTTTTTACCACGGAACAACGTGCAAAAGTAAGCAACTCCCTTAAAGGGCATATTGTATCAGAAGCGACACGAAGAAAAATAGGGCAGGCAAACAGTGTAGCATTAAAAGGCAGAAAAGTTCCTCAAGAAGTTAAAGACAAGATAAGTAAGCATAATGCAAAAGGATTTTTAGGGAAACATCACACCGAGGGAGCTAAAAGAAAAAACTCACTTGCTCATGTAGGAAAACAATACCATCTTGGATGTAAACACTCAGATGAAACTAAAAGAAAAATGAGCGAGGCTAAAAAAGGTAAACCTCTATCAGAAAAACAAAAAGCACAACTGGCGAGGTTGCATAGTCGAAACAGAGGCATGAAGAGAACGACTGAACAAATTGAAAATATGCGTCAAGCATACCAAGTCAGGAGAAGGAATTTTGAAACCAGTAGTGACGACCAAAAATTTTAAGATACGGGATTTTATTGAGCCTGAGTTAGAGTATTTTAGAGCAACTTGTAACTTTAGCCCATCTGAACTCGAATATTTCAATTTGAGAGCCAAAGATAAGTCAAATATTCAAATATCTCTGGAAATGAATGTCTCAGAACCACAAGTATCCAAATTGGCAAAACGAGTCAAGTCTAAAATTTTGAGAGTCATATAAAAATCGTATAATTTTCATATAGAGACCGTATAGTTGGCGGTCTCTTTTTTATTTTATACTTGTATTATCAAATGGAAAGGAGATTCATATGTATATACATAGAAATCCAAACCCAATCAAGAATCTTGTGGGTGATTGCGTTATACGTGGAATCTCTATTCTTACAGGACAATCATGGGAATCTACATATTGGGATGTAGTATTCCAAGGAGGAGCGATGTATGATATGCCATCTTCCAATGAAGTCTGGAGCGCATACTTAAAATCTCTTGGTTATATCAAGAAAATAATTCCCAATGTATGTCCTGATTGTTATACCATAAAGCAATTCTGTATTGACCACCCTTTAGGAAAATATCTCCTGGCTACTGGAACTCATGTGGTAGCGGTAATTGATGGAGATTATTATGATACATGGGATTCAGGAGATGAAATTCCTGTTTACTATTTTGTAAAGGAGGATTAATCTAATGGCACTTTATAACAACCCTTATCAACCACAGTATAACAATCCGTATCAACCCTATACACCACCCGTTCAGAATTACAATCCACAGCCTGATACAAGCATAATCTGGGTGCAAGGAGAAAGCGGAGCAAAAGCATATCCCGTACAGAATGGAAAGAGCGTAGTGCTGTTTGATTCAGAAAGTGAACATTTCTTTATTAAAACGGCAGATGCCAGCGGTATGCCACAGCCTTTGCGTATATTCAGTTATTCGGAGACTAACGAAAACGAAATGAAAGCTCCGCCTGTTGACACTTCGCAATTTATAACCCGTGACGAATTTGAGGAAGTTATATCTAGATTAAAGAAACAAACTCAGCAACAAAATACATATCAGCGAAAGGAGACTGTAAAGAATGGCAAACCCTCTATTTAATGAACAGATGAACAATAGCTTTATGCAGAAATTCAACATTTTTAAACAGAATCCTATGCAGTTTCTAGCGAACAGTAAAATCAATGTTCCACAGCAATTTGCTAATGACCCGCATGGTGCTGTTCAGTATATGCTGAATAATGGGCAAATGACTCAGGAACAACTTAATTCTTTAACCCAGATGGCACAGAAAATGGGAATAAAATTATCTTGATATCAGCCATTAAGTGCGCATAGATGGTTTGATATAACTAACTGACATTATGTCATTAACCGCAAAAAGTTAGCGGTAGAAAGGAGAAATTATGGCACTTACAGATTCAGGAAATGGAATGTATATGCCGGTAGCACCTGCTTATGGTGGTGGCTACGGAAATGGCTGGGGCGGCTTAGGCGGTGACGGCTGGTGGGTTATTCTCTTCTTATTCGCTCTCATGGGCAATGGTTGGGGCAATGGTTTTGGAGGATTTGGTAATGGAGGCTATGGTCTCACAACTGACTTCCCTTGGCTTCTTAACGGACAGTCAGGCATCAATGCTAATACTAATGCTGGATTCCAGAATGCCATGCTGAATGACGGTATCACTTCAATCAGAGATAATCTGTCTGATATCTCAACTCAGCTTTGTGGCGGATTTGCTGGAGTGACTGCATCTGTGACTAACGCACAGAACGCTATTGCTCAACAGCTTTACACTAACCAGATTGCCGACCTTGAGAGAAGCTTTAACGCTCAAACCGCTTCTACACAGAACATGAACGCAATCCAGAGTCAGTTGGCGCAGTGTTGCTGTGACAATAGGTTAGCGACTTGCCAGACCCAGAACATTGTTCAGAATGAAGGCAATGCTACCAGATTTGCGGATGCAAATAACACCAGAGATATCATTGATTCTCAGACTCGTGGAACTCAGGCAATACTCGACAAGCTTTGCGCTCTTGAACTGGATGCAAAGAATGATACTATTGCACAGCTTAGGCAGGAACTGCTTTATGCACGTGGTCAGGCTTCACAGATTGAGCAGACAGCTACTCTTAGACAGGGTCAGGAAGCAGAGGTTGATGCTCTGTATAATAGGCTTTCTAATTGCCCCGTTCCTACAACTCCTGTTTATGGCAGAACTCCTATCTTCACTTGCAACAATAATGGTTGTGGGTGCGGTAACAGTTTCTAAGGGGGTGCGTGAATATGGCAGAGTTTACGAATAATGCGGTTCAAACCGTGAATCCAAATCAGCCCGTCACACTCAATACCAGTATTGCGTGTAACAAAGGCTATGTATATCACAGAAACGGCAGTGGTATTGTAACTCTCCGTGGCATTACAAATAATTGCTTCGCAAGGTATCAGGTAACATTTAACTGAAATATTGCTGTCCCTGATGGTGGTACAGTTGGTCCTATAAGTGTTGCGCTTGCTTTAGATGGTGAGCCTTTGCTTACTAGTCGTGCAATCGTAACACCTACAGCTACTGCTACAGACCCGCCCACTCAGGCGAATTTCTTTAATGTTACTAGCACTGCGGTAATAAATGTGCCGAAAGGTTGTTGCTTTAATGTGAGTGTGGAAAACACTTCAGAAAGTGCTACTCCTGCAACAACTCCTGCACCCGCAATTCTTGTACAGAATGCCAATATGACAGTTTCACGCATAGCCTGAAGAAAGGAGGCACCAATATGATGGATGAGTTATATGACTTGTGCGAAAGTCTAAAAGACGATATCAAAGAACTCAACAAGAAAGGCGATATCTCGCCTACCGAGCTTGAACGTGCCTATAAGGCTGTGGATATCATTAAAGATATCAAGACTATAGAAGCAATGGAGGATGCCGGTCATTCTTATGATGGTCGTTCATACGATGGTCAGAGCAATAGAATGCCATATCCGACATACTATTATGATGAGCCCGGAACTTCTCATGCCCGTAGAGGTCGTGACGGTGATGGTGACGGTCGTTATAGTGAAGATTCTAGTTACAGACGAGGTCGGGACGCTATGGGTCGCTACACCAGCCGTGACGGATATAGTGGTCATGATGAGAAGGAACAGATGATGCGTCAAATTGAGGAAATGAAACGCAAGGTTGAGAAGATGTAATCTTCATCACGGAGAGGGCTAAAAATGCCCTCTCCTTTTCAAGGAGGATAGATAATATGGACATTATAGCAATTAACGAAGCAATAGAGGCTTTAGAAAACGACGATACCACCGTTGATAATGTAAGAGAATTAGCATCCTTATATATTTGTAGGGAAAACATGAAAACAGGCTTAAAAACGATGGTAGACGACGTAAAACAAGAATACGACGATATACTTCCTTACTATTTAAAATATCGGGATACTAAAAGACGGTATCAGATGAATGAGGCTATAGATAGCGAGGTTATCCAGGGAATAAAAGATGTTTGCAGGGAATTACAGGAATTTATAGCAATGCTATATCAACATACGGATATGAATAAAGAGCGGTTATGTATTAAGGATATGATACGAACATTGGCTAAGAAATACAGCGATTAAGAGACTTTGGAAAGTCTCTTATTTTTTTCAAAAAAGTAGTTGATTTTTTATTAAATGTGTTATATACTATTTACGAAGAAACAAAAAAACTCAAAAAACTCAAGGAGGTAGAAAGATGTTAAAGTACAACGAATTCAATTTAAACCCGAAAGGTCATAAGACCGGCGACTGTTGTGTAAGAGCAATAGCTGGAGCAACTGGTATTAGTTACGAAGAAGTAATAGACAGATGTGCCTACTGGGCGAAGAAGAAATGCTACGGTATCACAGATAAGCAGATAGTAGAACTTGTTTTAAAGGATCTGGGTTGGGTTAAGATGAAGCAACCCCGGAAGATAGATGGAACAAAATACACGGTTGGTGAGATGGATCAGATACTTACACCTAAGCAGATACAATACGGAGTGCTCGTTACAATAGCCAATCATCACACTTGTATCGTAGATGGATATGTTCAGGACATATGGGATTGTAGATATAAGAGTGTTGGCAACTACTACATTCACAAGGAGGTGTAAGATATGATAAGGATTCAGATAGACAAGGCTAAGAAATGTAATAGCGAGTATTCATTATATATCACATTCGATTTTGATATGCGCATAGTAAACGCAATCAGAGAGTTCCCGAGTAAGTTTTGGGATCCAGATAATAAGATCTGGGAACTGCCTTTCAACAAACTGGGTGAGTTTGTTAAGAGTGTAGACTGGACAGAGATAGAGATAACAGGTCAGTATATTTCACTTGAGAAGCCTAAGGCAGTTATTCCAAAGGGATTCGAGTTTAAGACTAATCCTTACGAACATCAGATAGTAGGTTTCAATTTTGGACTTAACAATGATAGATGGCTCCTGGGTGATGAGATGGGTCTTGGAAAGACTAAGCAGGTTATAGATATAGCGGTAGCAAAGAAACTTTCAAAAGGATATACGCATTGCCTGATCATATGTGGAGTAAACGGATTGAAGTGGAATTGGCAGAATGAGGTTTATACACACTCCAATGAAGAAGCTTACATATTAGGACAGAGAATAACAAGAGACAGAACTGTTATAGGTAGCAACGCAGATAAGCTTACAGATGTAATGACATTAGCAACTAATCCAGCATATTTCATTATAACAAATGTAGAAACACTTCGGGATGAGAACATAGCATTAGAACTTCAGGAGTTATGCAATACTGGAGTAATTGGAATGGTAGCATTTGAT